GCGCCGGTAAAAATTTCATCACATAGATAAAAACGGCGCGACCAGTTTTGCAAGAATGACTACTTGCTCACCCGCAGGTCACATGCGGGTAGATTCATTTACTCCTTCTGGTAGAATCTTTAAAGACCATATTTGATACCCAGTTTAATCTGGGGCCCCTTAAATTGCAGGGGCAGGTGGTGAGGCCTCATAGTACATTCGAGGCAGACCAGTGAAGAAATATGTCTGGAAATCTTCACCTGCAGCAACGAACATATCGTAGCAACCGACACTGATCCCAATATCTGGACGATCATTTACCTGATTTACAAACACACTGTAGTGCTGTGCGAAATCATCAGATGCAGTCGACCAATTTTGGGTCTTGCCGGGCGCAAAACGAAATTGGCTATAATACGGAATCTCGAACTCCAAAACTGGGTTCACGTGAGAATTTGTATATGCCACACCTTCGTGCCCCGTCTGTTCGGCATCAGCCGTGCTACCGCTAAGAACGGTAGACTCTGCAATCTCAGATTGAGAACTAAGAGCAGCCGTTGTATATGCACCAGAAGCTATGGAAAATATACCACCATTGGCTGTATGACGCGATGCCATGATATCGCAGTACTGAATACCTCTTCGAGGAATGACTTTGTATCGAATGGATCCGCGCCAACCACTAAACATGTATGTCACCCAATGTAACAAAACAGTGTTCACATAATTGTAAGAAGTTGCTGTTGCTGTAGTATGGATAGCACCAGTAACATTCCCTCTGAGAGCAGGGAACGCTTTTGCCTGGAGATTAATCCAACAAGCATCTGCATCAGTCCCTCTTCCAAACGTTAGCCAACGATTATATCGCTTCAACATTGTTCGAAAACTCAGAATGGACTCACCAGTGAACGCCAGATTTGTAGCAGGCATAGTATAACTTGCCACTGCTATATTATCTGACTTGAATTGTATTGGGGCATTTGGTTCGTCTGTGTGTTCCGACTCAGGAACTGTAGAATCGTTTCGACCTTGTGACGGCACTGTTTCGGTGCCTGACTGCGGAGTAAACTCCTCCCCACTCTGGGGCTTGAAAACGAAGTTTTGAAAATGTGGATATGGAACAAAAGTTTCAAAATCGTCTCCCATCGAAACATAAACGTTAATCTCAATGTCGTTATTAGGCGTGCTATTAGGCGTGGTAAGTTCATTCACAATGAACACACTAAGCACACCATTACCGAGTTGATCGTTATACGTCAAAGGTGTAGTGTTGTAGATATTAGTAAGAAGATCCACTCCTGGCTCACAGTGTTTCAAAAGAGTTGTGGGTCTTCCAACACCAACTTCAACAGTCACATCTTGCTCATCTGCAATATCAATGACTTTCAAGTAATTTGTGTTGTACTCATTTGAGGACACTTGGTTTGGATCATAAACGATCTTAAGACGACCCTTGTGAAAAGCAGAACATACCACTTGAAATCTGAACTTCATAGTACCTGTCCAAAATTCAAACGGTAGTGCTGCAGCGGCACATGCTGGAAAAACATACGCTGATCCAGTAGCATTCCACATACAAGGGTCGACTCTACAATTCCATAATAAGCCTGTTGTAGCAGATTTGGACGTACCTTCTGCTGAAGTGGACTTGGCCCACGTGAAGGTTGTCAAATACGACTCTCTTGAAGCTATTGACTTAATCGACAATGGATCATGCTCACCTATTCCAGCAATTGCTGGATCAATTGTCAATTCTTGCTTATCATCAACAGAGAGTTTACAGACTACATCTGGAACACTAGTATTTGCTAAGGAGGACAAGGGAGTCGGACGATATGGTTCTGGTGCCTTTGTCAGAGGTGGTCTGCAATAACCAAACATCTTCGCAATGTCAGCTGTGACACCGGCTGCTTTAGATGTGGCAGTCGCATAAGGACCAATAACAGGCACAGAACTCAAATACTTGGACCATTTTGCAACAGCTGTTGCAGGTCCAGAGATAATTCCCTTCTGATTGGCTTCATCAACTTCTTCTCCAGACTGTGGAGCCAAACCTCCAGTGTCCATAGACGTGAGAACTGATAGCTCAACACTCTCCGCCCAAGCATAAACACTTACCGTCAAACCGTCAATACCTCCATTTGCATGTTTAAGGGAGTTAATACTCCTCAGCCATAGGTCGCCAAGTTGGCTCCATCCGCCATTCTGGACCCACACGTTATTCTGGAAACTGTGGAATGGAATTACCATTTCACCCCCCATAGAATTTGTTGGATCGATAAAGATCTTTGGTCTCTGAGACCACTGCGTCACATCAGCTAATGCAGTGGTATTTGACAAAGTATCATAAGTCGAATTATCGAATGGACCATACATGGCAAGAGCCCTACCAAAATAGAACCCGTTTCCGTTGACAACAATTTTAACATGCAAATCAGCACGCATCAAATTATAAGTCGTCAACCTATTTAGAACACGGGTATTTCCAAAATACAAACTCCAAGGATCAATTACAACATCGATACCTGCCCCAATAGACCACGTTTGTTCATGGATCTTAATGGGACGGGAAAAGAAATTTTCAAGTGACGTATCATTGGTGTCAGTCATTGTACGTGTAGGGTCTCTCCTTCCAGCCAAAGTGGTTGTCGGTCCATTGTATTGGTCCGAAAACTTAACGTTCTGGGATTTCATAGTCTCAGAAAGCGTATAGCCTTGTTCAATACCAGATTGTGGCTCGAAGGGATAGATCTCGTCATCTGTTGTATCTACAATACAGAGGAGTTGATCTATTGTTGTTTGGACGGATTCTATGTTCACTTCCAAAAAATCAGCAGCAGTCCTAAGAGGGACGCTATAAAAGTGAGAATCAGACTCAACCACTGTAGAGTCTGTTTGAGAAATCCCGTCCTGGTGGCGTTGCGCATCCACGCTCACCACCTCGTTGTCGTGTGAATTATCAATATTATTAAAAAAGAAACAACCAAGCTATTTTAAGACCAGCGCACAGCTCAATGCGCTGGAATTCACACTGTTTTTGAGCTAGCCAAACTCTCCCCTCAATAGGGGTGTTCCACAAGGGGAACACTAAACATGTAAAAGCCTTAATGTATAAATATACAGTGAAAATACGAACACACTAGGTAACCAGGAACATGCCCAATTTTGCTACTCCTTGGAACCCAGGTTTGAAACTGGGCGCGACTTTTTCGACTTTCGCCAGGTCATGAAAATATGCAAACATGTAATATACATAACAAATAAAGCCTAATCGACCAGATCAGGCACTTCCGGGTCAGAGAAGGGAACATAGTTTGGATCATACTTCTGTCTCCATTCACTGACACACTGTGAATAGGGTACATCAAGCCTCGTGCACAAAACACGAATTCTATCATCCCTATCACAAATTTCCTTCATTTGCGCTCGCCTCATCTCATACACTTGTTCTCCGTGATTTTCCCATTCACGCAGAGCGGTGTCAATATTCTGAGCGCAAGCCCATTCCTCGGTATACTCACACTTCTTCGAGTACAAATAGCAATGCAACATCTTAAAGATCGATTTTTCTATCAAAGCACCAACATGTATACCTTTCTGTGGACAATACACACTCTTCCTTTTCAGAAATTCAAAATCATCCTGATCCAGAAATGGAACTAACTCCGATTCCTTATCAGGCATCGTATAGGTTTGTCCATATTCTGCAAGAAATTCAGAAACTGTTTTGATGTTGAAGTTATCGATTTCATTACTGACTGATCCAATGTTGTCATCGCCGTACGTAATGAGCGCCACCACATCCCTAAAAGGGATCCTTGCAGATCGGAAGAGCAC